TTTTTTTTTTTTTTACCTCCAACTACTGAACAGTTCTACCGATTCAGAGAACCACTTACGAACCATAACAATAGTTTTCTGGTGCCAAACTTCATAAAGTGGTAACCACGTTGAAGATGGCGGGGTACACAGTTACTTAGCTAAAAACATTAAACAACATAAAAGACAATAATAGGAGATGAGGTCTGTGTAGACTATGGTGGGGACCACACTGAGAAGTACACAAAACTCAAAACTAAGACCAAGCTTATATCTATTATTATATATTGTTCAATAGTAGTTAAAAGTTGAGTACTCACACGCCCCTGACACCCAGCAGATTGTGCATATTCCTGTTCACATCCTCAGCTGTGTGTCTCTCGGTGTCCTCCTCCTGTGTTCCTACCTTACCGTCCAGTCCGAACATTCTATTGTTAGCGTTCCGCAAAGCTGCTGCCTTCATTTGAATGTGTGCTTCACGTGCTCGAACGGGAGTCTTTGATGTCATTTCATAGAAATCAAAGGCATATCGCGCTAATGACATATCGGTAAGATTCCTTTGAAGCCCATATCTTGGCATATATGGCTTCTCAGAGTTGCGCTTCTCAATGTACGCCTCAGCCAAGTTGCTGAAATGCGCCATGATTTGTCTAAATGATGGCTTTGCATGGTCGATCAATGGTTTTATTGGATATTCAACTTGCTCATCACCATCGAGCATGACCCACATGCCATTAATATTTGGAGATGTCCCATTCTCTATGCACCAAACCATAAGTCCGTTTAATATGATCTCCATTTGACTGTCGTCCACATCATAATCATTTTTAACTCCGTCATACCAAGATGCGAACTGTGATTGGAGAGCTCGTGCATTGCTGAGTTGAATTTGATCAGGAGCATACTCCAGCAGGTGCTCTAAATTTACGACACTCTTGTTCTTGACCTTTGGAAGTGTAAGCTTGGATGAGATGCCCTTCAGTCTAGGTATTGTGAATGTGCCGGATGTTCCAACATTAACATCTTTATCGCGGGTGGTGGTATTCTGTCCTGACTGACTCTCGGTGACTGCCTTTGATGGTTTAGAATCTCTTTGTGCATTCTTACCAGCATCGACTGTTTCTCCAGATTGATGTTTGACGATCTCATCCATCATCATAGCCTGTCTCTCTTTTTCACTGTTGATGAGTGCCTTCAAGTATATATCTATGTCCTCCTTCTCACCTTCATCTATATATAACCTCCTAAGTGCGACTTCAGATATATATGGTGCCTTGCCAGCTTCGATGAGTTGTGAGAATGGTGCTTGCTCTACAACCCACTTATAAAATAATCTAATGTGATGAAGGAGTTCTGTGTGGCCCCACGCTTCTATCATCGATGCACAAATAGCTTCCAATCTATGCTCGGGTTCATTAGCTCTGTCCCATTCGAGGATTGACACGATCCGCTCTTGCTCGAGTTTTGGGATGTACTTGCCTTCAATTAGCTTGCCTTGGTGTGACATGAACCACAATTCAGAACGATCCCTTGTGCGCTCATTGAAATCATACGTGAGACCCAGTTCCTCAAAAGGATTCTGCAGCGAGTCAAGAATCCACTCATCTTTCTCTTGCACTGAAACAATTAAATCATCTCCGTTTGCAAAGAAGACGCACCTCTCAGTTTGCTCTTTATAGTCCATCCCCAGCCTCCGGAGTGCATATCTCATAGTTATCAGCACCATTAATGTGTTATCAACGACTGTCGAGGGCTGGCCTGAGTTGTTCCCTTTGAATTTCTTCACAATGGTTCCATCAGCTGTCAATATTGGTGTGTAGATGATCTCAGCATATAGATTCTTGAGCATCTGTTCACCCACATCCCAATTTTCCATGAAGGCTAATCGAATTTTCACCACTGCGTTGATGAGATATGGTGTGAGAGAACTATCGAAGCGACTCCCATCAGCACTACAGTAAACCCAGCCTTCAGGCAACTTCCGAAGCAACTTATCCCAACCACCAGAGAACTTTGAGATTCCAACACTCCATGGCGCTTGTGTATGCTTTGAGTAGAATTGATTGTTGAAATCATCCACACAAACCTTCCCAGCTAAGAGTGTGTCTATTGGTGCTGCTGTGAATGTTCGTGTTTTGTTTGCTAAAACCTTTTCCATTGGTCTTAGTTCTGCTTTTATTGAGCCATTCCACACTCCAAGCTTCCCAGTGAACAACCTGAAACAACTTTCATAAAGAATGCGCTCTTTGTCAGCTTGTGAATATGTCTCGAAATATTCACGTTTCTTCCCTTTGTATAGCGCTCCAACAGCTGCTTTCATGTTCAATGATTGAAAGATTTGTTCCTCATCAGTGACATACTCACACTTCTGGAAGTCGACAGCGTGTAAATCAGCAATTACATCCCCAACTGCCAGTTCAAAGTCATCTGTTGCCACCTTTCCAACTTCTATTTCAGTCGCATATTTCATGATATCCTTTGCATAGGCAATACGGTTCAAGCGACTTTTTCCATAATGTCCCATGAGTGGCTTGAAGAAATCCTTTGCCTCTTTGTTCGTTGTCAGATACAACTGAAACAATGGGCAGACCCCTTTCACTACATGTTTTGTAACAAGCTGGCTCTCACTCCTCCCAACAGCTTTAAGATTTCCTTTCAATTGAGGGTATAGCCACTTCTCTTCCCCTTGTTCACGAACAAATGCTGACTGGATATCATCGATCAGTTTATCAATTTTGAACATCCCACTCGGCTGATCGCTCTTAAGTTTCAACGCCCCCCAACCAATTTCATCTGGATTATACACCCAACCTTTGCGCCATTCCAGAGTTTCAACATCCTTCAGTATCGATAAGAAAGAACCTGGAACTGAAGCGAAGTAATTTTGTTCTGTGTTCAGGTTAGTGAGGCTATGGAATCCAACTATAGCTCCATCATCTTGTGCTACAAGAGGTAAACCACAATGACCATCCTTTGTGTCAATCCAATGCCTCCAAAACTTCGTGTTGCTGACAGGGGATGTTGTGCTATAAGAAGACACCAGACTACTTATGAACTTGTCTTGGAAGTTCGTTCCAACCAGGCAGATGGAGTCTGTAATCTTAGGTTCTCTAAACTTGATTTTCACTGGAAATGGTGGAAAATCTTTTGGCAGCCGAACTAAAAGGATATCATAGTTCTCGACTGGATACACTTTCAGTTGTGTCGTGTTGACAACCTTGAAATCACCATGTGCAGACTTTACATGAAGAACACCATTGTTCCGCTTGAGCAAGTGACGGTTTGTGATTATGACCGATCCAAAACCAACGCCATGTATTGATATAGCCTGCGAGTCTGAATCATTTTCAAGCTTACACACAAGCTTTGAGATTTGATTATAGTCACGAAGGCCTTTGTTGAGTGAACGTGCCTCATGGGTAACATTTCCTGTTTGTTGCACCTCAAACTCCTCGAATGTGATTTTATCTGCTGGCTTAGTCTGTCTCAGTATGTTGGCCCTTTCAGGAAAACCGGCTATAGTTGAAGCATTATCACAGACTTTAAGTGGTTCATGCGCAGTTAAATCCACTTTCAAAACAGGAGACACTTTGTCTTTGATGAAATAAGCTTCAATTCCAGGATTGCTGTATAAGCGCGCAGCATCAATCTTATCATCCATAAGATAATCGTGCCTCAAGCCATCAAAGTGCTCCTGAACCATCAACACATCTGCCATTACACTTTGGTCAAGCGTTTCTCCAGTCACGGGATCCACAAATCGCACGTATGAATATTCAGTGGGGTCAAATCCATACATGTTTACAAATCTCCGATTCTTCTTCCCCATCCCATGTGAGCTGCCTTTGCCCTTTCCTTTCTTTGAATAAGAGCTTCCAAAGAAGTGCTCAACGGATCCAGAGTAGTCATCAACTACAACTCTACCCAGTTTTGCGTCTCTGGCATCCCTAAATTTGAGCTTTTGCTTTTGTCTCTTAGTGCTTGCTTGATGTTCGACTTTTTCAGTTAAATAGTCCATGACAATCTGGTATATCATCCAAGCTCCACCACAAGCAACACCGGCACCTATCAAGACATCGCGGGTGAGAAGGTTTTTATTCCAGACTCCTTTGAGCTTCAAATGCTTTCCAATCTCCTCCTTGCTCTGGTGAAGAACTGTTTCCATTGCACCACACTCTATGACACTATCCCGCATGGCATGTATGGATGGCACACCACCCATAATTTCCTCAGAGTGTAAGTTGTTAAACTCCACAAGTTGCGCTCTTGCTGCATGAAGCACACTCAGATTCTGAACTGAGTGGTCTTTTGCATATCGTGAGCGAATCATGTTGCTCACAGAGTGCAGTGTGAAGCTTAAAGAAGATGTGCTAGCGTTTACGAGTGAATCAAAGTGCTCCTTTTTCTGCATCTCTGAGGCTATTAGCTGATCGATGAAGAACACTGTTCGCTGGATGGCCATATCATCAGTTCTCAGTTTGTGTGCTATCTTTGCTGCGTTGTGCGTGCGTATTCTTCCAAAACCAGCATCACCTCTATTTGCCTGAACGCACTTCCATAACTTCTCATATAAGTCTTCAGGCACATCCTTCACATAGAAGGATAATTTGGTGTCCGGGTCAAGTTCCAGTTGCCTTGCGCACTGATTATATTCGCGAACTGACATCCATGTGCTTGTTGCTGCGTGTGGAATTGCCAACTTGTTCAATAGCACCTCACTCTCCCTGAGCTTGAATTTCTTCAGCAATGCATGTATGGCAGGATGCATCGAACCATCAGCCGCAACAAAATCCTGCATGAAGTAGAAAGGTAGCTCAAATAATGCCATAGTTCGTGCCTGTTGAACAGTGCAATGGCTAATCAAGCTCGTGCTCACTTGAGATGTCATAACTGGTAAGCCATAAATGAAGCAAAGAAATGCAGCTTCATTTGCCACCATTGTGGGAATAGCCTCTATGCCCTTATTTGTGTGGCCTATTCTCAGTGCGCACCCAGGCTTTGTTCTCCCAACTCTTCCAAGTCGTTGAATTCTTTCCCCATAATTAATTGCCCCTTTTGTGTATCGTATCATACGACAGTCGATATCAACCATTGCGCTAACTTTAATGCCAAAGTCCACGACAGCTTCAATATCAATGGTCACACCATTCTCAATTATGTTTGTAGCAACAATAAAGTGCTTCCTTGCTTTGGTCCCGACCGTTTTGATTTCAGTAGCACCCGATTTCATTGTGCGACCATCGACTTTTGTGACTTTGAATTGTTTTTCAGTCAGCAACTTTGCCAATTGGTCAACTTCATTGTAGCTTGCCACATAGACTAATATGTTGTCTGCTTCACTTGTGACATCAGCATTCACTCCAGTGCCCTGAGCGTCGACAAATTGCTGAAAGCTCAAGTGCTCCTCTGTTTTAAGCTTTACTGGGTGCTGAGTTGAGAATTCTGTCTCTCGACCTGGTGGTGTCGCTGACACTTTAAGAATCTTTCCTTCGAAGTCTCTGTCGACGAGCAAACTTCTGAATGCCATGGCACTAGCATCTAACACGTGGCACTCATCAAAAATGATAAATGAAAACTCTTTCAACCGATGAGTGTTATTTGCAAGATAATGCAGGGCATACCCACTCGTCATGACGGTGATTGGGGTGGAGCCAAATACTGACTTGTTGCGCATCATAAGAGTTGGGTTCAAATGGAAAGGTGCTGAAGCTAGCTGTGCGTGCACATTTTCTGCTAATGGTCGTGTGGGTTCCAAGAGCAAAACCTTTCCTTTCTTACAAAGATTGTGGGGTAAGCCAGTTGACTTTCCAGATCCAACAGCTCCTCTTACAAGAAAATCACGCTTTTCACTATTCGCAATGTCACTTGCAACTTGTGCAGCTCTCTCGCGTGTGAATTCAACAAAGTGACCCTCAGTACGATAATGTGAGATCACATTATTCAGGGTTAATTGATTGTCCCACCATACTTGAAAAGTTGAGGACTTATATGCCAATGATTTTGCATCTGGTGCTGTAATCTCGAACTCAATCATTTCATTCTTCTCATCAAAATCCTCAAGAATTGTATCTAAACTCTGGTGAGCCACTGCATCATTATCCACCACACCCATGATATTCTTCAGTTTGTTCAGAACCTTGTATACACAATCACTTCTATCGGTGTCAAAAACCATCATCATTAATGCCACAAAGGCGACAATTTGCTCTAGCTTTGCCTCGGATGGTCTTTTGCTGGCCTGATGCTCGACTGAATGCTCCTGTGCAATCCAGTACTTGTAAGCTATGGAGTCCTTCTCTTTAATATATGCAACAAACTCCTCCTCTGTGGGTGCTACACCTAATGCCAGTGATTGGTCTCGGAACAACTCACACAATCTATCCTCTATCAGATTTGTATTTTCATCCCTAAGCATGATCTCCCTTTGCTTCCTTTTATTCATAATCTCTAAGAAATTTGCATAAATGGCTAACAAAACACTTATAATTGCCATTGTGTGAAGAAATTGAAATGCATCTCTAAATGTATATACAGTATATCTATAGATTTTATTCCAAACTATCTTTTTAACTACCCTACTTACATTAATAACTTTTGATGAAACGATTGTAAAGGGCACTGGTATCTTGGCCACTTTGTCCTGTGCATATGTAGTGGTAGACACCAAAGCTTTCTTGAAAGTTGTGGAGAGAGGTTCTTGCAATTCGCGCAAATATCTTCTTCTTGACTTTAATGACTGCATAGTTGCGCACAATCTTTCCAACCAAGAGAGTTCTCGCCACTGTGCTTTTAAATCCTCCTCGTAGATTTTTTCAATAATGCGAAGGGAGTTATGTTTTAGTGTGCGAAATCCAATTGAATGCAGTTCAGCATCGCACTCGGTGTCTAGCTGCATGGTTAAAAGAAAGTCCAAAAACATGTCAGTTGCAGCTGTCTTGTATGGTATAGCATCAATCGTTGTATACAACTCCGCTGCGTTTTCACTAATGACTTGTGCTTGTGCATGCAACAATTCAGCCTTTGTCACTTTCCTGGCGAGTTCTGTGATTTTCGTCACAGCTACTCGCACTGGCATCTCTGCTCCGCTCACTAATTCCATAGCTTTGTACAAGCTTCCATTCTTGTAAAATTCACGTAGCAGAGTTGGTGATGTAAGTGCAAGCGTGAGAGTCATGGGCTCTTCAAGCATCAGTTCCTTAAATACACTCGGTCTATACACAGATTGCATCAAGCGTGTCTTGAAGCCAATTGTTGTTGGTAGCTCCGTCCCCCCAACACGATACATCTTCATTTCTGATTCCAGAGTATCGCTAGCAAAGAGTATGATCTGGCTTGTGGTGTTAGCCTTGAGAATGTGATACCCAACTGTAAGAGAACCATAAGAATCAATGACATGCATGGTTTTCGTCTTATGGTCTACCAGAATTCTTGGCATTTCTGCAGATCGTGTTGAAGGAAACAACACAGAAAGTTGATAGCACGCTAACGCAACATCTGTCATAGTCGGCCATTGCCCTAATTGCTGCACCACTATGTCTCTAACCCACTTGGTGAAGTCTTTTGCATCTTTCTCATCCACTTCAACCAGCATAGCCAAGAATATGTTCATGTAACAATAGCCCTCCTTTGCTATGTACAGGTTCTCACTGATTTCAGTTGGAAGATCCAGATATTTTGAATCACCAGAATTCCCGAGCACTAGATGGTTCTTAGTTGGTGCCTTGACTTCAGATAGCAATGGAGTCCCATCATCGTATGTCACACAACAGCATGGATAAATAAATGACTCGTGTCGCTTACTTACACATTGTGCTGTTAATGGAAGCTGTTCCACACTTTCACCCTCAAGTTGCTTTCTAAGTGCATCGAGGCTTGTTGAGAGTATCAAATTACCAATAGCAAGTTTCCTTGTCCCATTTGGAAACTTTCTAACGATATACTTGTCATACCCATCAGCTGGTTGAATCAATTCGAAATAATTCGAAAAGAACCGCTTAGCATGATAACCTCGTTTTCCCCATACAAAGTTTCCATTGGTGTCCAGCTGATTGTCACACATAAGAGATGGATTGATGTGTGCCTTCGAAGTAACTTTGTTTCGGAACAAGTGAAGTGATCCTTTCTTTAGTGATTCAACTCGGTTCTTATGAAAGCGTGCTAATTGGAGTAGTTCATCTGTAGCATGGGCTAATTCTGCGCTTGTTGCTCTACCACCCTTCATGAGTACTTCATTAACTGCCATTATGTGAGAGAATGGTTGTTCCGTTCGCTCTCCGATGAGAAACTGAATCTTTCCACTGGCCTCTCTATTGGGATTTTCATTATCAATGCTTTCAATGGAATTCTTCAGCAATTTTATAGCATTCGGGAACTGCACATATCTTCTTTCCAATTCGTCAATGCCCTTGCGCATTAACAATATAGATTTCCCAACACTAGGTGCACTCTCATCATCTGAATTAGCTGCTGCGCATGTTGTGCAGGTAATCCGACAACAAGGCATTAGAGTTTGACACACAATAGCTGCCACTGCTCCACAATCTTCGACATTTAGTGTATTCATGCCGGAATGCATAACAGGTGTAGTGCGGTGGCTTCTGAACTCCCTGTCAAAACCTTTCCAAAATTGCTCCCCCGCTGAGTAGTGTGTCATCTTCAATGCTATCAACATGGGTAACCTGTAAAGTGAATCAATTAAAAGTGATCCGTATCTTCCCCTAACCACGAAAAGATCTGAACCACTGGTGAGAACCCGCCCAAGTAGCTTTCCCTCAGGTATACAGAGACCACTGTCACCTGCAGACAACTGCCTCTCTTTGATAGCTTGTCCTTTCCAAGCACTTTGCACTAACATCGTGAACATGGACTCACACGTGTGTGGAATTTTGAAGTCAATCTCCTGAAACTTACCACAATGATGCAGTGTTTGCACCTGCATGCATCTATTGTTGGCTGTTGGTCGTTTCATCAGCATTGATGTCCTACTTGTTCTCTTGCCAATCAGTTGTATCGGCATTCCGTTCATCTCACAGCAGTCCATTAAGTTTGAGACAAACCTTGTAAAATCTGTTTCACGTAACTTTACAAAGTTTGATGGAGTCGCGCTTTTCTTCTTCCGATTAACAACTGGAGGGAATCGGATAGTTTGAGGCTCCTCTATGATCTTTCTAGAATTTGGTGCAAATGTGATTGCACTCACCACACTGTCCTGCCCTTGGAGGAATTGCTGTTTCTCATTCTCAGCTCGCTGTTTTGCACGTTCGCGCTTGCATTGAGCTTTTGTTTTGGGTGCAAATTGCAGTACACCACGCCTTCGAACAATCCTGTCCGCCTCATGACTTCTGACGAACCTTTCACAGCTATGTTCGAAGCTTTCTTGAGCTTCATTGTACTTCTCCAGGATATGATTGGATTGTGCATTATAATCAATATCCTTTGGTCTTAAGCTACCAAAGTGGATTTGTGTTGCTTGACGCAAGCATCCACTAGTGCTGTAACCGCTGACTCCAGCGAAACATGGGTAGATCACTTTTGCTGCCATTATGATATAATGTGGAGTATTTAAACTGGAATATTTCAGATTGATTTGTGAGAAAATCGCTTGAATTCGCTTGCAAGTTTGTTTTGATTGCTTTTTGCAGAGTGTTTAGTGGTTGTTTTATTTTTT